ATGGGGCTTTCTGTTTATCGGCGACACACGCCGGAGTGCGGGAAAAAGTCCCGCGCCTACCGCCGCTGTTCCTGCCCCGTGTGGGTGCAGGGTTCCCTCGGAGGGGAGAAGGTCAGGAAGTCTCTTGATCTGACCTCCCTAGACGCGGCCCAGGAGCTCATCCAGCAATGGAAAGAAGCCGGAAGGATAGGCGCTGAGGCTAAGAAGCGGAAGACGCCAGGAGAAGCCGTAGAAGCGTTTCTACTCGATGCGGAGGCCCGCAATCTGGCCGAGGCGACCGTTACCCTCTACCGCCGCTTCCTCAAAGGCCACTTCGTGAAATGGTGCGAGGCGCAACGCATTACGGACCTTCGGAGACTGGATGTTCCGGTGGTCCGTCGTTACCGCGAAAGCTGGACCTGGGCGCCTGTCACGGCAGCTCGGCGGCTCGAACGCCTCCGAACCTTCTTCACCTTCTGCGTGGATTCGAGCTGGATGGAGAAGAACCCCGCGAAGGTTCTGAAACCGCCGAAGGTCAAAGGCACCTCGAAGATGCCGTTCACGGATGAAGAGGTCCGGCGCATCATCGCAGCATGCGACAAGCTCGTGACCAGAGGCAGGTACGGTACGGAGGAGAACAGCATCCGGGTCAAAGCCTTCATCCTGATTCTCCGGTACACAGGTCTCCGCATCTCTGACGCTGCGAAGCTCGACACGTCACGGGTGCAGAACGGCCGCGTGTTCCTCCGAACCGAGAAAACCGGAACGCTCGTGTGGGTTCCGATTCCGGAGTTCGTCTCGGACATTCTCTCCAAGGTTCCCCGTCACGGACAGTTCTACTTCCAGACGGGACAGGCTGCGGAGAAGACGGTGCGGGGCAGTTGGGACCGGACGCTCCGCTTGGTTCTGAAGCTCGCGGAAGTGAACCACGGCTCGGCCCATGTCTTCCGGCACACGCTGGCGACGGACCTACTCGCAAAAGGAGTGCCGGTGGAGAGCGTGGCGGCCATCCTGGGGCATTCACCTGCGATCTGCTTGAAGCATTACGCCCCGTGGGTGAAGAGCAGGCAGGAAGCCTTGGAGACAGCTATCCGGGCAGTGTGGGACGAAGAACCGAAGCTCAAAGTGATTCAAGGAGGCGGCGCTGCATAGGCGCCGCTTTTTACTTTCGGCCGCTCTGGGAGGTCTGCCCGGACGCGAAGCTCGTCAAGCGCGGAGCGCATGACAGCAATTGCGCGCGGTCGGCCGAGCACGCCGACGACGAACTCCCCTACCTCGTCGCGGTCCTCCATCTTCAAGTACTCGACGGCCTTTCCGTACGGCGTGAGCGCCTTCACCATGAACTCTGACAGGATAAGTTCGTAGAGCTGGTTCGTGAGGCAGAGGGCTTCGAGCGCATCCTGCGGATTGTGAATCTCGCCTGCCTCTAACTGTTCCTTGGCGATGTAATAGCCGGGAGAATCGAGCGAGAAATACTGCTCGAACTGCGCGGCAGTGATGCGGCGGAACTTCAAGGTCTTTCTCATGGCTCCTCCAGGTCGAATAGCTCGCTTGCCGTAACGTGCTCGCGGGCAAGCCGCCGGCAAGCGGACACGACGGCCTTGATGCACTTCCGGGAGGGTTCCATGCGCCCCATACGGATGCGGAGAAGGTGCTGGCGGGAGTATTCGCTTGCGACGGCAAGATGAGCGGGTTTGATGCCCTTGGCCTTCAGATACGCCTCTAGCTTTGTCATATTGGCCTCACGATCACTGTCACGGCGCCGGCGATCGTCAGCTCGCCGGTGAGGGTTTCGTTCTCGATGCGAAGCTCGCGGAGACCGTGCTTCGCCCACCAGTGGCCGAGGAAAAGGTTGGAACCGCGGAAAGCGAGGACGAGCTCCCCGGTGAAAGCGGAGTTGCGGGGCTCGATGATGAGGAGGTCGCCCTTCTCCATCTCGGGGGCGCGGCGGACCCGGTAAACGATCTCGTGCTCGTCTATCGCCTCTGGTGGGATGCGAGCGACGGCACCGGAGAGCCGGAGCGGTCGTCCGTGCTCAAACTCCCCGGCAAGTTCAATCTCGATGGTGTCCATAAGAAAAGCGGACGGCCCCAGTCGGGTTACAAGAGCAACCGAGGGTGTGTGAGCCCAGGCTTGAAACATCCGAGCGGGACCGGCCGGAACGAACGTAGCTCGGAACGGAAGAGCGTCAAAGTCGAGTGCACATGAGGTTGTGCAGTTTCGGGAACTTTCTTTCAAACAGACTCGGAAGGGTTCCGGTCCCGCCCCACGTCAGACTGTTTTTCTCCGCAACCGTCAAAAAACGCGCTGTAAGGCGGTCGAAAAAGGGAGCAAGCCGAAATACTGGGTGAGGAGTGCCCGGCAACGCCTGGCTAAGCTCAGCGCAGCCGCCGAAGGATTAGGAAGTCAGTTCGTGCGGCGGGAGGCCCAAACCCTTCGTGATAACCGAGGTAAACCAATTACGCCACCCTTCGCGCTCATTGGCAAGGATGGCGCGTGCAAGGTGTCGCTGGGTGGCGCAGTCGAGGATGTCCCCTTCAACATGATATTTCGCCGCGGATCGCCTGAAGGTGGCCTCCTGAAACTGAAGACAGCCATAGCTCTTCTTCCCATTGGTATCGATGATCACGATGTCGTCGTGCCCGGAGCTCTCCGCAAAGCGAAGCTGCTCGATGTAGAGGTCGAGAGCGTCGGGCTGGGTAACTGTGAGCGTTGATTCATTTGAAGTCTTCGCGGTCGTTGCGTTCATCCCGAGGGAGGCGATTACTAGCGCGCTCACGAAGAGGATTTTGATGCAGGGGTGCATCGGGTGCCGGTTCTCCCCGGCTCGGCAGAGGCGTCTCGGAAGGAGCCTCGTAAGTATGAAACGGGTGCGGGAGAGGTCAAGCCGGGGTTCTGCACAAGACAGAGACCCGCCGAAAGCGAGGTCTGGAATGAACTGTCAGCCTTTGAGGGGCTCAGGGAACTTCCGCGCGGTCGGTTCTCCTTTCTGGGCTAATAGCCCGGTGAGTGGACGGCGGAGTATCTGGTGGTAAGCATAACAAGTTATCCAGAGGTGCGCACTTGTGTGCGTTGGTGTGTGGTTCATAATGGAAACATGAAGTACATCACACTAACGAGGGGAGCGCGGGCGATAGTGGACAGTAGCGATTATGCGATGGTGAACGCATATAAATGGACATATAAGCCGGGTCGGGATGAGCGCGATAGCGGCTATGCACGACACAACTTCGTATTGCAGTGCGGTGGCATACATTCAGTGACGATGGGCCAGTTTTTGATGCAGGCGCCGATGGGCATGGTGGTGGACCATATTAACGGCAACGGCCTGGACAATCGGAGAATGAATCTGCGAGTTTGTACGCACCAAGAGAACATGTTGAACAGACGTGTAAACAAGAATAGTCGGAGCGGATACAAGGGCGTGCAGTGGTCCGAGCAGAAGCAGTCTTGGCAGGTGGCCGTGGCAAAGGGTGAAGGTGGGAAGAGAAAGGTTTACTACGGTGGAGCATTCAAGAATCCAGTGGAGGCTGCGAAAGCATACGACAAGTTGGCGGTCAAAATTCAAGGCGAGTTCGCGCGGCTTAACTTTCCGGGCGAAATGAAAGCCGCGTAAAGAATTACTCCGATACGCGGCAATTCGTCAGATGGGGCGAAACGCGGGGCAAAGCCTCCCGCATTCATGGCATGCGCCTTTTCGGTGCGCTTTGAAGCCATGCGAACACTTGCATATGGCTTCGGGCGTGAAGGCGGTGCAGGGGCAGAATCGGCAGGGACCAGCGGGGACAGACTTGGTGTTCAGGTGGTCGCGCTTCTGGTCTCCGCAGGTGCAGATGGTCACCCGGTGGTCGAGCCTCATGGGGCCTTCTTCTTGCGGGTGGAGGTGGCTGCGGGAAGGCGCTGCTGCGTGTCCTCCGGCTTCTTGTCGAGGAAGATGACCTGGGAGGCGTGGATTTCGACGGCCCAGCGCTTCTGACCGGAGGCCTTGTCCTCCCACTCGGAGGTTCGGAGCGAACCCTCGATGAGAACGTGGCTGCCCTTGTGGAGGAACTGGGAAGCGTTCTCGCCGTTGCCGTTCCAGACGACGACATTCAGCCAGTTGGTGCGCTCCTGTCGTTCACCTGCAGAATCCTTCCAGCGGTCGGTGACGGCGATGGAGAACTTAGTAACGGTAGTTGCTCCAGCGGGAGCGGTTTCGGGGTCTTTGCCGAGGTAGCCGGTGACGGTGACGCGGTTGTAGTTGAACAAGTGGGACACTCCTTTCGTTTGCGTAGCGGTTTGAGGTCGAAGGGGCCGGTGAGCGGATCACCAGTGGTGCAGAAGTTGATGATGGCCTGTGCGCCGCGTTTGTAGACACAGACCGCAATCAGCTCCTTACCGGAGTAGACAGCCCAGAAGCGAGAGTGGAGATAGCGTTCAAACCGGAGCATCACGGTCCTCCTGGGTTTTGAGCACGCCGTCTTCGAGGTAGAGAGTGATGACGGGTTCAGTGACGGCGGAGTAGATGCCTTGCGGAAAGACGAGCGGGTCGTCGTCAGAATCGCCCGCGTAGCAGTAGATCGTTGCTCGCCGGAACTGGACCTTATGGACCCAACGCTGGACCTTGAAGCGCGATTTCTTTTTGATGCGCTTCTGTTGGGCCGCGATGAAGTCGAGGAGCCAGTAGAGGCCGTGGGTCTGGGTGAGGCCGTTCACGCTTCGGGTGAAAGAGAGGCCGGACGAGTGCTTGAAGAGCATCATCCGCCTCCAATCGCGGCGGCGAGGTAGAGAAGGGCGAGGATGAGAAACGCGGCGCGGAACTCGTCGAAATGGATTCGCACGAGCGGAGTCCTCCTTTCGTATTCGGTTTTGGGGGTGCCCAGCGAGGGAGTTCGCTGACCGCTGCGCCTACCGGCGAGGTCGGCGGCGCAGACCGTCAGGGAGCTAGGCGAGCGGCTGGGAGGGGTCGGCGGAAGGCGTGACGTGAATAGCGTCGACCTGCTTCATGACGAGCTGGAAGAAGGCTTGGGACGCGATCCAGACGGCTCCGGCGATGACAAGAATGTCGTGGACGCTATGAGGCGTGCTTACGCCGGTGACAGCGATTTGGATGGTCGCCATCAGAAACGCGGCCGCGAATGAGAAAAGGAACGGTGCGGCGCCGTCGAGGGGCGTGCCCGCGAGCTTCTTATTCAGCCAGGAGAGAGCCTCGGTGATGAACGCGGTGCCCACGCCAGAGCCGAGGAACGCGAGGATGGTTGCAATCATGGGTTGGATGGAGTTGCGACCTTTGCGGCGAGCGCGGAGTGGAGGGAGGCGAGTGTCAGGGTAATCCAGCGCACGACCGCGGATTGCGAGGTGAGGCCACGGAGTTTCCAGTTCGGAACATCTACGGCGGTTGCGGCCTGACGGACGAAGCCTTGATCGAATGCGGAACGGGGAATGGACTTGCGTGCGAACGCGGAGGTAGGTTCGGTCGAATCAATGATGGTGATCGCGTTGTCGTCGTAGTTGGGGATGGCAACGACGAAGTGTCCGTACTTCTTGGTCGTGAAAGTAGGCGTGTTCGTCCCGAAAAAACCGTCGTCGCAGTAGATGAGGAGGATGACGGCCTGGTTCTGCCAGGCGGCGCGGCGTACTCCATCGAATGACAAGTCGGAGAGAAAGGCCCACGGGCCGGTCTTGTTTAAAGCGGCGTCAGCGAAAGCGTTCGCGGGGATTTGTGACGCGTCACGATAGACGGGCTTCGCGAGATGGATGTCGTTCGGATACAGCGCGAGTTGTGGAGCGCCCTGGTCGCGGAGACACTTGAAGATGGCGTTGAGGGTCGTGCCGTCGTCGTTCGGTACGCCATCGTCGCGCTTGCAGATGTCGTAGATGAAACGGGGCGAACGCGCGATGGCAAGCTGCAGGTTCAGGAAGTCAAGGTAGGACTTGAACCACGCTCCTGCATGGCCGCCGCACGCAGGCTGGCCGTTTTGGTAGTAGGTGGGTACGGCGGAGACATCGAGGCGGGAAGTAGCAGGAAAGGGCACAGGAGGCTGAACAGCACCGAGCGGGATATTCCGGGGATCAGTGGATTCGAGGGCTCCTAGGTTGAGATCGAGGTCTACAGCGGGCATGTATTAAGAATGGATGATGTGGCGGGGTTGACAAGTGCATAAGTTGGCGTACGGTGAGGACATGACGCTATTCATTGTCGTGGTGTTGGTCGTGGGTGTCCCGGTAGCGCTTCTCATGAATCAGAACGGCTAGCGAAGCTGGCTGGCGAATTTCGGTAGGGCTCGGTAAAGCACGGTCTTGATGGCCGGATTTTGCTGGAGGACCTTTGTGACAACGCTGGGCGATTCGCTGCCGAGCCATGCCGCGACTCTCGACTTGACCGCGGTTGTTTCCATGGCTTGTTCTAGAGCTGCGGCCGTGACGCCAGCAAGTGCGGCGGGGATCGTAGCTGCTCCTCCGAGAATGGCTGCTCCGGTGGCTATTGCTCCTGCTCCGCCGGATTTGAGGCTGACCATATTGGAGCGTTGAACGATGGCGTCGCGATTTTTCGTAGCAAGTGCCGCGGAGGTGAGGTCAGCGTAGCGCTGGTTAAGAGTGGTTATTTCAGGATTGTTTGTTGAAACCGAGGCGTTGAGCTTTCCCTTCAAGTCGCCGTACATGCTCTTCAGGACTGCGTTGACGGTTTTGTCGTCAGAGGGGCGACCTGTGAACTGCGTTTTGTCGGAGATGGCCTGTTTGAGATCGAAGGCTTGTTGGGGCGTAAGGTTTGAGAGGTCTTTCGGGGTAGTACCAGCTTTGACGATGTTGCCTTCGCCGTCCACCGTGTGATCGTAGAGGAGCGCGTCCTTGACGTTCTGAAGGGCGGTTACGATGCCCTGGTTGTTCTTGCCGCCTTTCGCGGCGGCGCCGATGGCAGAATCGAGCTTTTCGAGGGTGGGGGTCGCGTTGATACGCGCGTCGGCGTTAGCGGGGTTCGAGTAGATGTCGCCGATTTTGCTTCCGACGTCGTCCTTCGCTTTCGAGATGTTGTTGGCAAAATCGGCGAGATTGTTCCCGGTGATGCCCATGGTCGCGACGGTGCGACCGGGATCCTTGCCGTAGGAAAAGCTGGCGGCGTTCGGTTTGATGAGGCTGTTTATGAATCGGGGGGCGATGTCTCTGGTGACAGCGGCACCGGCCTCGAGCGCACCGATACCGAGAGGAACGCTTCCACCGAGGACCGTGCCCATGCCGGGTTTTAAGGCGGCAGGGCCGTTAGCACCGGCTTGGAGATTCTGGGAGACATCGTATCCGTACCCGGTAGCAGCGCCGACGGCGGTTCGCGCGGCGGTCTTCGTCCCGATGTCTTTGAGGGCTTGCCCGAGAGCGGGGCGCGCGGCCGTTTCGGCTAGGGGTGCAACCGCCTTTTCGGTCGTAGGGATGCCAACCTTCCCGGCGAGGTCTTCGACCGCACCACCTCCCTTGACGAGGAGTTTCCCGGTTTCAGCTCCTTCGGCGGCTTTGCCGTAGCTTCCTGCAGAGAGTGTGTCGAGCGCGGTGCCTGCCGCAGCGCCCGCGACCTCCCTTGGTGTCAGGTTGAACCCGGGATTGATGTCGCCTGCTGAGACTGGCCCGACATTGCCCCATATCTTCTGGTAGGCGTCGAGCATGTGCTGGGCTTTGACAGGGTCTGTCTGAGCGTGTATCGCCTGAAGGAGGAGACCTTTGCTCGCGTCAGCGGATGAATTGATCTCGGCTGCGGTGTCGGGGGCGTTCTTGCCGGTGATTGGATTCGACGGAATGGCAGTGGACAAGGCTTTGCCGAAGGTCTGCTCGCTCCCGGTAACGAGGTTGGCGACCTTGCCGGCCGGGGTGTTACCGAAAAGGTTGTTCTCGCCGGCGGGGGGCGGCGTTGCCTGGGACGGCGTGGGTGCAGGCGCCGACTTCTGTGGAACATCGCCGAAGAGCACCGCTTTCGGTTGAGCGCCAGGGCTGAGCTGGGGCGAGAAGGTGGATGGGCGTCCGGCTCCGGTAGCGGGTTGTGGAAGGTCGCCGAAGAGCATTACTTCTGGTCAGGGAATTGGCTGTAGACGGCCTTTTGAATGTCGGCGAGCGCCATTCTGGGATAGGTCTTCTGAAGCGAGGCGATGAGCTGCTCGCGAGTCGAGATGTCGGGGTGGTTCGGAATCTGGAACTTCCCGCCCCTGTAGTAGGACTGGATCGCGGAGAACTCGGGCGCGAGTCCGGATGCTTGGTTGGACTGCTGCTGCGCGTAGGTGGCTCTCGCGGGGTTGTTCGCGTCCTGAAGGAGCGGGTCGGTCTGGCTGTATTGGCTGGCGTTCGCGTTCGCCAGGGAATCGCTGAAGATGCTGGCTTCCTGGATGAGCGCCTGGACCTTCTGTTGGATGACGGCGGGTGAATCGCCAGAGCTGATGATGCCGGCCGAGGAGAGTTTGTCGAAGACGGTCGTGCCTCCGGCGTTCTTCACGGCAAGGAGAGAACCGAGCTCGTTCTGTATCGTGGTGTTCTGGGCCAGGAGTTGTCCGACATTCGGGTCTTGGAACGCGGCCCGCACGTTGTTGATCAGGTCATCCAGCGGTTTGAAGCCGGAAGAGTTCAAACCGTTCCTAGTCATGTTGGAGAGCGAGAGGTCTACATTTCCCTTCACGGTGTCAACCTGGTACTGGAGGTTGTTGCCGAGGGTGTTGTTTTTGACGATGTTCTGCTGGTAGCCCTTGATTACTTGTGGAGTGGGCAGCGGGTTCCCGGTCGCCTGGTAGTACAGGGAGGCCGCGCGAGTGGTTACTTGAGCGAAACCGCTGGGTGAGATGCCACGGCCTAAGGATGTGTAGGTCGGGACCGTGCCGTCCTTGAGGTAGGTGTCGAGATACTTTTGGGCAAGCATGTCGAGAGATGATTTCGGATTGAGGTCGGTGTTCGCCAGGAGCCCGTACTGGTTGAAGTCGAGCTTGTTCGGGCCAGTTCCTACAGAAGGCGTACCGCCTGCGGCACTGGAAGGTGCGCGATTGCCCCCGGTTAGTCCGCCGCCTCCGCCGGCGCTCGATGAGACGCCACCGCCACCGGTAACGAACTTGCCGGTCGTGGGATCGAAAATTCTGTCGGGCGTGGTCGTAGTGTTGCCGAATGCGTCCGTGACGTTGTTGCCTTTGACAACCTGATAAGTGGTCTTAGGCCCGATGACCGAGTCAAAGGTTTGCGTGGTGGGATTCCATGCATAGACTTCGCCGTTGCCTCCCGTGACGGTCTTCGGACCGGCGGCAAGCGCATCAGCGTTAGCCTTCGCCTGGGTTTCGAGATACGAGAGCCGGGCCTTGTTCGCGGCGTCGGTCATCGAAGAGTCGCTGGTGTGCTGGGTTACGAGGTCGTGGACGCTGGCGAGACGGGTGTTGTAGTTGGTTTGCAAATTGTTGATGTCGGCATCCGCGAGGGTCTGAAGTCTCCCAGCCTCGCCTTTCCGAAAGGCTTCGTCGTACCAGGGATTGTCGTTCACGACTCCGAGCGCGGAGTTCAGAGCGTCCTTCTTGCTGGCAATTTGGTTCAAGATGTCGGGCAATCCGGCGGATGCGTACGCGGTGTTGTAGAAATCGGTCGCGGACGGCGGGGGCGCGGTGAGCTGCGTGATCGCGTCGGTGTAGTCCTTATAGCCGAGCTGTTGGGCTAGAAGGTCGTTCTGAGAAGCATCGGGGACTGCGCTTGGAGGAGAGTTGGTGCTGGTTGAACCGGTGCCCGCTGGTTGAGTAGTCGGCGCAGTAGACATTGTCGGGGGCGTCATCGGCGTAGCGGCTGGAGTGGTGCCGGTGGGCGATGTGGTTTTCGCTCCTGGGATAGTGAGGGACTGTCCCGCGTAAATCTTGTTGGGGTCGGTGATGTGCGGGTTCGCGGCAAGGAGGTCGTTCATGCCGACGCCGGTTTTTGCCGAGATTGCGGAGAAGGTGTCGCCAGGAGCGATTGTGTAAGTGGAGTCCATGGTTTAAGGGAAGTTGCCTATCGTGGTGGGACCGATACCACTACGGTTTCCAGGTGAGAAGAAATCAGGCGTGTCAAAGAAGGGACGGTTTAGGCTCTGCTCCTTGGCTCGACGCTCGGCGATCGGAGCCCAAAGGTTGTCGAGCCAGGAATAGGCGCGTTTGCGTGCGGCCTCCGCTCCTGGCTGGTCGTTCTTCTTCTTGCTGTCGAGAATGGAGGCATAGGCCAGTTCAACGACGGCGCGGTTGCCGCTGGTTTCGTTGTTGTCCATGTCGGGCGAGAACGGGAGAAGGTCGCCGGACGCGGCGAGGGTCGGTGCGCGGAGCTTGCCGAAGACCGCGAGCTCGTCGCCGTTCGTGAGAGCGTTCTTGTTTGCGAACCACTTGCGCTGAAAGTGCGTCCAGAACTTGTCGGTGGCGTTGGGGTTGTCGCCGAAGTACTTTTGATAGTCCTCAAAGTTCCGCTTGCCTTCTGTCCATGGAATGTCGTTCACGAGAAGCAAAGAGATGCTCTCGTCCTCGAAGGTGTTCGGGTAATCGACATAAAACCCGCCGGATGCTGGAGGCGAGTAGGTCATCTTGAGCGCGTCGGTCGTGAAGTCCCAGCCGCGGTAGTCCCAGGAGAGATTCACGCCCTCTTGCACGGCGTCGGTGAGGTCTGCGTCGGCGAAGAGAGCGTCGCTTCCGGCTTGGACGTTCGAGAGGTTGATATTGAGCTTGTTACAGAGTGCGGTCTTCGCTTCGATGAGAGTCATTGAAGAGGTGTTGGTTTAATCGTAGACGATGGTGCGGGAGGGTCAACCGTGGGAAGGTGGATTAGCCCCACGTTTCCCAGAGGAGTTGGATGAGGTTCGCGCCGAGCGAACCAGAGGCGGTCCAGGCCAGGTTGATGTTGGTCGCGTCCATCGTGACGGTGGCAATCTGAGTATTTCCGGAGTGGTCTGATATGAAGACGATGTTCGTGGTGTCGTGGTCCGCGCCGCCGCCGGTTCCTACCATGGTCCAGGAGAAGGCTGTATTCGTGAGAGTGCCGTTGTAGGTGCCGAAGGATTGCAGCAGTACTGGCGTCCCGGAAGCCCATAGGGCAGCGATCTTGAGAAGCGAGGGGGTTTTGCCGAGGCCGTGGGGGATGGTCTGGTTCCCGGAGGAGGCGTTTCCGGCGCGGGTAGCGAGGCCCGTGGTTACTTGGAAGGTGGGAGGGTAGAGAGCGTTCACGGTTACGATACCTGTACCTCCGATGGGGGAAAGAGTGATGTTGGAGCCTGCGAGAAGTTGCTCGACACCGCCGTTCCCGACAGTCACGGCACCGATGCCGCTGCCCGGAGCTACGGTGATGCCGGGTCCGGCGATGATCTGGGTTACAGGGCTTGAGTTCGTGAATTGACGCCAGTCGCCGTTGATGAAGAGGTAGAGGCTGTAGGTGGTCCCGTCGAAAACGAACTGGATGGAATCGACGAGTGTCTTCGGCGTGAATGTGGGAGCTGCGGCGAGAAAGTTTCTGGGGACGAGAAGGTTCGTGAGGATGGGCAGGAAATCGTCGAGGGTGAACGAGTCGGTTGGGCCGCTCGATGAGGGAGAGGAGCCGGATGAGGTATCGGATTGTGCGGCTGCCGCTTCCGTAGCGGCTTGCGCCGTCCTCGCGCTTTGAATGTCGTCGGAACTGATCATGTGGTGAGGCCGAGGTCGTCGTAGAAGAACTCGGAGCGGTGAATTTCGAGCTGGGTGCTCGCGGAATCAATGACGACCTTTGCGAGGAACTTCTTGCCTTTGTAACTGTTCTTGACGTTGAAGAACATCTCAGGGAGATTCGCTGCGGACGTGATGAGCTTTCGTTCGACGAGCACGAAAGGCTGGATGCTCAAGTGAACGGAAGTTTCCGTGACATTCGGTAGCGCAGAGTCGAGCGTCCATGTCTCGTTCAACGCTCCCTGGAAAGCGATGGCGGTTACATGTCGGGAGAGGCCGGCATTTAGTCCTTCGAGGATAGTGACTTCGTCGCCTATCTGGGGACGGGTCAGGCTGGCGTTCGTTCCGTCAACGCGGAGCGTGGTCACGAGGTCGGTGGCGTTCGTGACATTCACTCCCCAAAGAGGTCGCTTGAAGTTGTAGAGCTTCACGGCGATGTTGAAGCTGAGGTTCTGGACCGAAGAGAGTACGGTTCCGAGGCCGAGGTTCAGGATGACGGCGCTCGCAACCTTCTCTTCGGGCGTGTCGGCGAGAATCTCCGGGTAATACTGCGCGATCGTTCCGCCGGAGACAACGAGGCTGCCGATGTAGTTCTTGGAAAAGAAGCTGTCCCGATAGCCGAGGAATATCTCTTGCGTGGTTGTCTTCGCGGCGTAGATCGCGTTCGGTATGACGGTGGTGACATTCTGCGTCGAGACGGGCACGAACTCGTTCAAGGTGGTCGAGAGGTCGAAGATGTAGAGGCCGGAACGCAGGCGGGTGTAGCCGTTCGACTGGTTCAGGATGAAAAGCTTGTTGTTGACGACAAGGGTTCCCTGGGGAGCGACGACATAGTTCGAGTAGCCCATCGGGTCGTCGAGGATGGGGAAGAGCTCGCGGGTCGCGTAGCCGGTCGTGAGAAGTATCTGCTTCTGCGTGACGACGATCCAGCCGTTGTCTACGCGCTCGATGGATTGGATTTTGCCGCTGGCCCAATACCAGGGCGCGAGTGAGCGGTCGGTTTGCGTGTTCCAGAGCATGAGCACGCCGCGGTTGCCAAGATTTGCTCCGATGAGGATTCCGGTCTTTCCGGCCTTGAGGCAATCGACGGTCATGCCTATGGGAAGGTTCAGGCCGACGAGGTTCATGTTGTCGGCGTTGTCGATGAGTCCCACCGCGTCCTTGTTGCCAAAGATGACCATGTCCTCGTAGGTGTCGGCAGGGTGCTCGTAGTTCGTGAGGCCGGTCTTCCAGGAGTCCGACCAAGTGCCGTCGTACTTGGAGATGGTTGTCGTCGCAAAAGCGAGGATGCGGCCCTGTTGGTCGCCGATAAGACCCTGGCCGGAGGAGGTGGAACCGGAGACGGTGTGCTCGGCCGCAAAATCCCCTACGCCGGGGGTCTGTTCTTTCCAGACTTTGCCGACGTCGTCGATGGCGTAGACATGCCCGCTCGCATCGGCGAACCATTTGATGTTTCCCATTCCCGAGAGGTCGACGGAGTCCTTGAGCTTGATGACGTTCATTCCGGTCATGAGGCCCCACATGCCTTTTTGCATGCCTTGGGAGAAGTAGTACTCGATGGGGTAGCGACCGCGTGAATGACGCCCGTCTCCGAAGCCGTACGTCCGTGGGAAGCCGAAGGGAGCGCTCTTGATCATTTGATGAAAAATTTGAAGGCTATTTCGAGTATCCCGAGGCCGCCGATTCCTATCCATACGGCCCGCTCGACGAAAGACAGACGGTCATCGAACGCCTTGTGCATCGCAACGTGCTCGTTTTGCGCAGCGGTGAAATCGGCTCTGGACAGCTTCTCGCTTTCGAGGGTGGCCACGCGGTTTGCAAGGTCGCTCTTTACATCGGCGATGTCGGCGCGAACATCCTTCACGTCAGAGATGAGGCGTTCCACTTGGGTGGCGATGGTTACGAGGACGTCGTGGTCTTTAGGCTCCATTTGAGGGGTATTTTTCGGAGTAGGTACCTTCGACCTTGGGGTATTTGTCGGCGTAGGTGCCCGGGGCGTCTGCGTACTTCGTAGCGTAGGAGCCAGGAGCGCTCGGGTACTTCTTGCGGTAGCGCGAGAAGAAATCGGTGACGTGGGAAAGAAGCCGGTCCCATCCGGACATGACGCGGTTCACGTCTCGGAAGTAGTAGGCGAACTCCGGCTTGTTCGGCGGGAAGATATAGGTCTGTTGGTTGACGGGTCCGGTCGTCTGCGGGGCGGGTCCGAGACCACCCTGAATGGCGTTCGGGTTTCGCTGCGCGGCCTGCCAGTAGGGAAGCACGGGATTGGAGACCGGCGGCACTGGATCGGTTCGCATCACGGTCGAGCCCTCGAATTGCTCCTTCGGACCTTGACGCATGTAACGGTTCTCGTCAGGGAGGTAATAACGATATTCGGGTCGCGTAGTGACAGGCGGGACAGGCACGGTGTCCATGACGGGTGCCCCGGTAAGCTGCGGTTGCGGGCCTTGAGGTATGTACCTGTTTTCATCCGGCAAGTAGTACCGAAGCTCGGGCCGGGTCGTGACAGGCGGGATAGGGTCGGTACGTAGCTTCGTGGGTCCGTCGAGCTGGGGTTCTGGCCCTTCAGAGATGTATTTGTTGATGTCTGGGACGTAGTAGCGAAATTCGGGACGAGTGGTGACGGGTGGTGTGGGATGCGTCTGCATCGAGGTTGGCCCGTCGTACTGCTTCGTCGGTCCCGCGCCCGCGAGGATGCGGTCCACATCCCGGAAGTAGTAGGCCATCTCCGGTTTGGAGACAGGAGGAATCGGGTCGGTCCGCATCTTGGTCGGCCCGTCCAGTTGTGGTTCAGGGCCTTCGGAGATGTAGCGGTTGATGTCGGGAAGGTAATACCGCAGCTCTGGACGGGTGGTGACCGGGGGAATTGGAACGGTCGCCGAGACGGTAGGCCCGTCGAAGAACTGTTCGGGGCCTTCCCAGATATATCGGTTCGCGTCGGGCAAGTAGTAGCGCATCTCCGGGCGGGCGGTGACAGGGGGGATTGGGTCGGTTCTTTGGGAGGTTGGTCCGTCAAGCTGCTGCTCGGGGCCTTCCCACATCCATGCGCGGTTCAGGTCGGGGATGTTGTAACGGAGTTCCGGCCTGGTTGTGACGGGAGGGATGGGGTCCGTGCGCAGGGACGCGGCGGCTTGGTGGACCTGGGGCGTGGCCGCGACGATGTAGCGGAATGCGGAGCGGAGAAGGTCGTAGCGGGCCTGGTCGGGCTGGTTCGTGGGGTAGACGAACCACGGCTGGATGGTCGGACCTTGGATGAATCCGGGTACTTGGCTTGGGGAGGGAATGGCGGTCCGCATTTACATGGAAAGTTGGGGGATCCAGTGGGAGGTGGGCTGGGAGACGGGCGGCATGGATTCGAGAGCCGGGTCGGCGGCGGCTGGGGAGAAGGATGCGACGATGGTGTAGATGGTGCTTGAAAAGGTGAGCGTCATGCCCCAGCCCCCGGCAGGCGTAAGCGCGGCGTTCGTGTCGTAGAGCGATGTGCCGTCACTCGTCGTGATGAGGAAGACGGAGCCGGTGCTCGCGGTGGGAGCGGTACCGCTCGTGGTGTCAGCTCCGTAGAGAATGGCCCAGGAGTTGTCCTTGATCGTAGTGAAGTTCGAGGTGTAGGGACTGCCGCCGCTACCGACGACATTGACATCGGTCGGGCTGCCTCCGCCGTAGGTCATGGACTGGTTCACGCCCGCGTAGCTCGCGACCATGATGTCGATGTAGGACTGCGAGCCGGAGAAGCTGGCTTTGCAGTTCGCGTTGGACGTTGTGTTGGGATTCAGGAGATACCAGAGTGACCAGTGATGGCCGCCCTGGACCTGGACGTTAATCTGGGTCATCGACACGGTGTCGTAGGTGACGCCGGTGGGCTGGGCACCTCCGGCCTCAACGGCGGCGAAAACGATCCGGTTGGAACCGGAGCAGGTGTGTTGGACGGTGCCGGATGTGCCAGTCAATCCGTTGGCCTGATGGGGGGTGTCGGGGCGGGAGATGGGCATTTAATCGGGTCGTAGAAGGATGCCGTTATCGTTCAAGACAAAGTCCTGGCCGTATTTCGCTCCGGTGGATTGCTTTACTTTTTCGGCTTTCATGCGGAGGTGATAGTTCCATTCATCGAAAGGTACGCAGTCGTAGGTCTTGCCGTCTTCGAGTTCGAGCAATTTGATCTTGCGGAGCTGATCGGTGCGGCAGGCTTCCTGCGTGCACATGAGGCCGTTACAGGAACCGCAAAGCCCGACGCGCCGGCCGCTACCGGCCTTATATTGCCAGGTGAACTGACAGTGCGAACACTGTCGCGTCTCACCTTCAACTTTAAGGCCGGAGCGAACGTCGATCGTCGAGAAGTATCCGGATGCCTTCTCGCCTTTGATCATGGCTAGGAAGCGTCTTTGATCTTGGCGACGAGGGTCGGACAGTCGAAGCAGCAGTAGGCAGCCTTGCCGGTCGCGGGACTGACGGTTCCGCATTCCGGCGCGGCGTACTGTTCGGTCTGCTGGACGAGGTCGAGGCGGTCGTGGGCTGGAACGCCCTGCTTGGTCTCACAGCATGGTGTGGTTTCGTTCATGGCGGTGTTATTCGTCGAAGAAGATGTTCCAGTTCATGACGTCTGACCCCTGGGCGAAGGTGGTGTCCCAGGTGATGCCGTGGCTGAAGACCAGGTCGATGACCAGCTCGCCGCCTGGAATCGCCACCCAGCGGTAGCCGCCGCGCATGTGGAAACCCCAGCGTCCGAGCTCCGTTGCTACGGTGGCCGCGGCGGACGAGGTGTTCTTACAGAGCGCGACGCAAGCGCTTGCCTTGGCGTCGAGCGGCGAAGGCGTGATGGAGTTCGTGAACGTGCCGGTGGTGCTGGACCGGATGGCGCGGACGACATAGGTGTTGTCGGCGCTGTTGCCGGCCGGACCTATCGAGAACTCGTAGACCTTCGGAGCGGACATCGTGGCTGAAGCGGGGTTGTACAGGATGACGTTCTGCGTGGTCGCGGCGGTGATGTTCATGCCGGGACCGATGGTTGATGCTACGTATTTCATTTCGTTGTGGTTGGTTGGTTTGGTTCGACTTTAGATGGTTGCGAATTGCGCTTGCAGACCTTCGCCGGAGTTCACGTAGACGACGTTCGGCACGACGGTGGCGTCATCAAGGGCGGTCGTGCCGCCGACGAAGTCGCCGGTGCCGGTCGGGTTCACGATGATGAAGCCGAGGGACGCTTCGCCGTCTGCGACGGTGGGGAAGACGACGCCGCCGAGGGTGGTGGCCTGGGTGCCGGCGTAGGTCTTCAGCGTACCGGCTGCGTTCACGGTGAAGACGAAGACGTTGAAGTCCGCGTTTGTGACGGTGCCGACGAGAGCTGGCATGTCAGCCGCTGCTTTGGAGTAGAGCTTGCCGTCGATCAGGACGTAGGCCGTTGCGGCGGTCTTAGCAAGGGCCGAGGCGGAGCCGTGGATCGCGAGCGCTCCAGAGACGAGGAGCTTGTTCGTCACGGCCCGTTGCAGCTTGTCGAAGAGAGCGGATAGCTCACCTTCGGTGTTCGGGAAAACGATTGATTTGTTTCGAGACATGAGTTTGAGATTGGGTGAATGTTGTTCGCCCTTTTACTGCGCGGGTTCGGGAGCGGGTTCGGGGACTGGAGCCGGAGCCGGAGCGGGAGCGGCTTGCTCCGGCTGCGGGGTTGGTTGAGTTTCTTGCATGGATGTGATGTTGGTTGATTGGGACGACCTTTCTCGTGTGCCTTCCCCGGCCCCGAAAGGCCGAGGAGACACGCGAGTAAGGTCTAGACGTAGACGAACAATTCAGCGCCGAATTTGCGCCGGTTGTCCTTGACCTTGGAGCCGTAGACGTAAAGGTCCTTGAACGCGGAACCGAAGTTCCCGATCAGGTCCTCTTCCATCTGAGCTTTGATCACCTTGTCGGCGAAGGTCTGCCATCCCCTCTGGTTGCCGATGGAGTGGTATCCATTGGTGTTGTCGCCAGAGAGACGGGCGCTCATGTAGATGCGGAAGCCGGCCAGGTCGGTCAGCCATCCGGTCTTGATGAGTTGGTCGTACACGGCGGGGACCGCCATGTTGATGTTCGTGCCGCGAGGGAGAACGGTGCCTACCTCCGTAGGGAGGACAAGCACGCGATCCGCCGTCGGAACTTCGGCCGCGTCGAGCTTCTGCTTCAACTGAAGCAAGAGCTGCAGCGCGTTCGAGGTTGTCATCTGGATAGGCGTATTGGCCTCGATGACGTACGCGGTGCCTCCAGAGATGGAGCCGCCGTCGTAGGTCGAAGCTACGTCATCCAGGTCGTTCTCGATGGTGATATGGGTCGTGTCCGTGAAGGTCGCGACGCGATACCACTTCGTGTGGCCGGTGGCCTTGAAGCCACGACCGACCATACCTGCGGTGAACGTGGTGCCGGAACCCACGACTGCGCCCGTGCCCGTGGTGACGGTGACGGTGCCGGTCGTGTAGTCCGTGCCGATGCGCTGGCCTGCTGCGGTCTTGCCGTACTTGCCAAAGACGTAGATGTCGATGTTCTTCCGGCGTTCCTCGGCGGTCTGCTGCACGAGCGTGGACTGCGGGTTCTTGATGTAGGACTTGAACTGGTCGATGCTCTTGATGCGGTAGTAGAACGATTTCTGCTTATCGATCGAGAGCTGGCCGTTGTTCTCGTTCAGGTCGTCAACCGAGAGGTTGGAACCCGAGTAGTCCTTCTCAGAGAGCCGCGCGAAATCGAGAATGTTCAGCAAAGAGCCGACATTCAGGATCTCCCCTTCGTAGTCCCGGTTGACCGCCTGGTCGAAAAGGGCGTTCGCGTACAGTTCCTTTGATAGCTTCGCCGAAAAACCTTCGGCGAGCTTTGTTGCGTATGCACTCATTTGAGGTTGGAATGTGTGTTACCAGGCCCCAAGGGGGTTGCTGGCTCCAACCGTCGAAGATGAAAGCCTTAGAGTGCGTCCGGGTCGATCTCGTGCGTAGAGACGTATTCTCTCCACGCTCGCTCGTCGCTTTCGCGAAGGGCTTTGAGTTCGTCGCCGGACAAGGTCTTCGGCTTCTCGGGTTCTCGTGGGCCGCCGTTCCCGCCTAGGAGGCCGGGAGCTGGCGTTTCGGGTTGTGGTGTGGTCATGGTGGTTGAGTCGTTTTTGAATGCGCTGATGAGGACTTCGATAGGTGCGCCGCGATGCGAGGGCTTGGAGGCGTAGTCTTTGAACTCGCGAGCCTTCTCCCCTAGTTCGGGGTGGGCGGCGACCGCAATCTCGAGGTCGTTCTGCCAGGAGCGCTCGGCCTTTTCGGCTTCGCGTTCCGCGGCAACGGCTGCGGAGCGCCTATCTGCTTTGAAGGCTAGAGTGGCGCTGCGCTTCGCGACATCGTCCATGTACTCCCACTCCGGGAATGCTGCCCGGAGATCCGAGTCGGTTGGTTCAGTTGTCAATTCCTGGCGAGACTTCTTTTCCGCTTCGGCGAGCCGGGCGGCAAGAACCTGATTTTCCCTGGTCGATTCCGCGAACTTCGTCCGGTAGTCGACGGGGTCGGCTATGGGCGCTGCTGGCGGGGTCGAGGGGACAGTCGGCTCGCTTGCCGGCTGTGGAGTTTGAACAGTCTCCGGCTGCACTTCCGTCTCCGTGGGGAGGTTTGGAATGTCTGACATTGGTTTGGCCCGTCCCATTTAAGGGGTTTGGGCGATTGGTTTACGACGTGTGAAGGTTCTACTTCGCTTTCTTCTTCGGGGAGTCTGCGGTCTGGTCTGCGGTGTCTTCGAGCGCCGGTTCAGGCGCGGGGGCCGGGGCTGCATCGAGGGCGGCCGCGTAGGTGATCTGCTGGTCGGCGGTCAGGTAGTCTCGGCGCGCCCGCAGGAACGCCGCATCCGCTTCGGTTAGGCCTGTGGGTCCCTTTGCGAGGATGGCCGAGAGTTGTGATTCTGTGGTTTGGTCCATGGGATGAAGTGTTGGGCGACCTTTAGAGACTGAATTTCTTCGCAAGCTGCTCTTTAAGCGCCTCGCGCTCCTGGCCGGGTGTCGTGATGATGGAGGTGAGCATGGAAAGGATGCGGACATACGCCTTCCAGAAAAGCTCCGCCTTCTCGCTGTTCTCGTACTTCTCGTGCTCGGCGCGGGCCTTCGCGAGTTCGGCGGGGAGGATTCGCTTCAGGTCTTCGATCGTGACATCAGGCTTCTGGAGGACAGCGGACCATGCGTCGTAGACCTTCTTCTCTTCGGGTTTGAGGTCTTCGTATTTGAGTCCCAGCTTTTGGAGGATTTCGGAGATCATTGCGCGTAAGCGGGTTGAGGCTGGGCGACTGGTGCGGGAAGAGCCATCTGGGGAGCTCCGGCGCCGGGAGGCATCGGACCGGGTTGACCGGCGGGACCGCCCTGACCGGGCATGCCGGGCATCTGGGGAAGCATGGACTGCGGGTTCTGCTGCTGGAAGTCCTGCACTTCCTTCTTCTCCTCGGGCGTGAGGTCGAGCCAGGACAGCATGCGGTCGGAGAGGATTTTCTGAAGCGGCACGTTCATCGGGAACTGCTGTGCGCCTATCTTCAGCTTCTGAATCTCCTTCAGCGAGTCGGACTCCTGCTGGCTCTTCTGGGTTGCTTTGCACTTGTAGCCTTTCTTCGAGGCGAAGGCGGAGGGCTTCAGGGTTTTCTCGTAGTAGGTTCCGGACGCACCTTTCTTGTACAGGGTGACGGGCTTCAGGAGCTTCGCGGCGAGGGGCGACGTGACGATCTTCGAGAACTTGTCGCCCATCTCGCTCGAGTGGATGCGGGCGTACTTCGGCAGGTCTTTGATTCGCTCTTCGGCCTTCTCCGTCATGAGCTCCAAGGCTCCGAGAGTTTTCACATCGGGCTGGTTGCCGCCGGATTCGGTGGGAGTGGCGGCCGTAGCGGTGCCGACCATGGTCCGCATCATCTGCATCTCGTCCATGTGGCTCGTGAGTTCGGGTATCTGGATGGTCTGCAGAATCTTGTCAGGGGGTCCGGGCAGGCCGTAGAAGCCGAAGGGCGACGGCGTGTAGCCGACCGGGCTCCAGCCTTCATGACCTGGTACGGTCGCGTCGTAAAAGTGCATGCCGTAGCCCCGGAGGATGCCGTTCTCGATGAGCTGCGAGAAGTACACGTTCAGAATCTGGTTCGGGACGCGCACGATGTCAGCGATGCCATCGGACCAGAAATCGGTGCGCTCGATGTCATCCGCCCAGGTCGTCCAGGTGAAGAAGTTGACGCCGAGGATGTCCCGCAAGGGCTTGTCCATGAGGATCTCGGTGCCGTTCGCGGTTACGACCACATGCACGACGAGCTTCATCTCGTCCGGGTGCCAGACCTTGATCTGGGTTTCGTTCAGCTCGACGTAGGTCTCGCCGACGATAGGGTTCTCGACGTCCGGTACGCCCATGTCCTGCATGCGCTGATTGCGGTCGGCGACGATGAGCGAGTTCTCGCCCGCCTTCACGAGCCCCTGCTGCGTGGCGAAGAACTCTTTGAGGCGCATGAGGGCAGCGCCGTCGTACATCGGGTTCATGGAGACCTGGGCGAGCGTGCGGTAGATGCCTACGTGCGTGATGTGGTTCGCGGATTCAAGGTCCCAAGGGTTCACGTAGCGGTCCACGAGCACGTCCTGCGGGTCAATGACTTCGATCCGGAACTCGCCGTCGAGGATGTTCAGCTTCCGGAAGGTCCGGCCGTAGAGGAAGACCTGCTTCGCGTCAACGGTGTCTTGGAGTTCCAGATGGTTCTTCTGGGTCACGTCGTCCCAAAAGGCGTTGATGTAAAGTTCTTTCGCGCCGTCGTTGTCGAGCTCCTCGAAGTCGAGGTCCATGGGCTCGTCCACGCGGGAGAGCATCGTTTTGATGGTCTCCTTCATGAGCGGGACGTTCACGCTCTGGCGCTGGGTGAGGCGGTTCACGATGACCGTGTCCCGGTAGAGGCAGTAGTTGTCGGTCCACTGCGGATGCCGGCGCTCGCGGAAGTACCTGTCGGAGAGAAGGTTCTTCTGGAGGGTTTCGATGGAGACGGTGGGTGCGGGCACGTGAAGGGCTTTGCCTTCATCGTAACGCGCGTGCGTCTAGGGGATAGAGCGGGGCTGGGGATAACTCAGTGATTTAGTAGGTGGAGCGGGCGCCAGTGAAAAAGTCTGGTGGTAATGCAGCGGGCGGCGCTGCGCGTTGGCCGTCAAAGAATCTTTCAAAGGAGGTTCGCAGAGAGGCGTTTGCCGGGTCGCGGAGCTCTTTCAAGAACGTGACGAAATGGTTGCCAACCGCTTCGAGAAAGGACCAAGGGTCAAGGACAATGGCTGAAAGAGTGAAGTTGTTAAGAGCGAATGTTACGGGTATGCGGTTTCTAGTAATTAGCACTCGCGTCTTGGTCGCCATTCCGTGATAGAGACCGCAACGAACCTCAGTGTAAAGCTCGTCGACAAGCTTGTTTACCTCATCGGACAGGTTGCCTTTAATGATCGGTTGAGCCTTGCTGGGCAGGTCGGGAAAGACCCTTAGAAAGCCCGCGCGGAAAAAGGCCTTGGATTTGCCCTTACTTGACGTTCCGCGATAGCAGCTCTCGATGGTCTCGAAGTAAGCGCCAACAAGCATGAGGATGGCAAAGCCGGCGTTGTGAGCGCCGGAGGGGTTCTCCTTCGTGGTTAGATAGTAGGCGTGTTGAAGCGTCCAGCCTTTCACTTGGTCTTCGAAGACATCAATCTTGTCTTCCAGCGAGCCTGAATCGAGCTTGTCCCCGTTGAAGCTAGGACTAATGAATTGGTCGTTCTTAGTCACGCGAACATTCTACACCCCCAACCCCGGGTAGAACGGCTTCACGAGTCCCGTGGTCGGCGGGGGGATGAAGCCGGAGCCGAGCGGCTTGTGCACCTTCGCGAGGAGGTAGGTCAACGTGTCGATCGCGTGGTTCGGCTGCTTCCCCCACGTTGGCTTCTGCTCGATTCCGAGGTCGGTCTTCGTCTCCTCCCATCGGAGGTTCTCGGCCTCCTTCACGAAGAAGTTGAACTCGTTGCCGTCCTCGTCGAGATCGACAAGCTTCGATGAGACGAAAATTTTCGGTTTGCCGGTTCCCTCCTGGATACGGCCCTGCTCTTCCATGAGCCGCGCACGCCATTCGTCCCAGTTCTCAGCGTTAGTTCCGGGTTCCTTTTTCACGCCCTCAATGGCAATCCCGGCGTCGTTCAACTGCTTGATGTCGCTCGCCTGCGCGGAGTCGCCAATGCGGATGACCCGGCCGAGGCCCTGTTCCTTGAGCCTGATGATGGCCTGGATGTCGGGGTTTGTGAGCTCACGGCGGTAGAAGCCGTCGAACAGCCACCAGTTGAACTCGCGATCGATGCGAACCCAGATGCCGCACGATGGATTCGAGAATCCGAAATCGAGGCCGAAGAGCGTGTCGCCGGGCGGAAGAGTGTCGATATTGACCACGTGGACGGCCCGCTCGAACCACGAGCACACGAGGCCGGTCTGTTTCGTGAACTTGCCTTTCTCGCGGACGAGGAGAGCCTTAGTGGTGAGTAGGCGGCGCATCTGGGCTTGTTGCTCCTGGAGCAACCACGGGTTGTCCTCCCACGAGGCCTCGGAAACGAAGATGTCGGGGTTCGAGGTGTTGAGGTAGATGTCGTTGTAGACCCACGTCATGCCTTTGACCGGCGTCATGGTCAGGATCATGTAAAGCTCGATGCCCGCTTCCTGACGTACGGAGCACTCGTCAAAGATGTCCTTCGGGGGTTCCTCGTCGAACCAGATGAGGACCTTTCCGGCACCCTGGGCTTTCTCCCGGCCCTGTTCATAACTCTTGAAGGCGATCTTGGAGACGCGGCCATTGCCAGCGTCGATGACGAGCTCCTTGAGGATTCCCTTCCGAATCCAGGTACGGTCTTTGATGCGATGCTCCGGGATGTACGAGAGGAGCTTCTTCTGGGTGGTGTCCTTCTGCTCGTCGAAGGACGGGGAGAAGGACCAGATCTCGCCCGGCTGAATCCATCCGTGCTCCCCGAGGGCCACCTTCGCTACTTCCTGTGCGCCCCATTCCGTTTTTCCAACGCGGTTGCCCCAGAAGAGCGCGCGGATCAGGGCACGAGAGGCGCTGGCTGCGAGCTGCTTAGAATGCTGCGCGGCGTAGGCGAGCGGGTTAAGCGCCTGACGCCTGTTCTTCTCGAGGAGCGCGGTTGCTAACTCGATTTTGGAGTCCCTTGATGAGTTCATCGAGTTGTTCTTCGCTCAGGCCTCCGAGGCCCGTCACGTCGAACGTCTTGGTGGATTCGACCTCCTGCTTGTCGCGCATGTCCGTCACGTTCTTCGCGACGAAGATGAAGCTTGCGGGAGGAGAGGCGCCGGCGAGACCGAGAGTGATGAGGAACTGCTTCTGCGATTCCTTCGCCTCGTTATAGGCGGCGGAAAACTCTGGGAACTTCTTCGCCCACTCGACGACCGTATCGCCATTCACGCCGATCTTCTTTGCGAAACGGGCGAACGTCGGCAACTGATTCGGAACAAAGCGGTACTTCTCGGCAGTCTTCTTGACCTTGCCGTCGGCGAAGAACTCCTTCGATTTCTCGGAGACCTCCTTGCGGTAGGCCTCGATCTCGAAGAAAGCCACGATCTCGGCGCAGTACTTCGGGTCGTACTTGGTCGGTCGGCCGCCGGGGTGCTTAGGCATCGGACAGTTTCTTGGTTTTCCGCCCGACCTGGAACCCCATCACCTTACCCGTGGAGGCATCAAGGTTGGCTTTCCGCCATTCTTCGTCGAGGAAACACTCATCGGGAGCGATACCTCTTTCCATGCGGATGGCTTCGGCTGCGGAGTTTGCTTTCACGTACTTCCTGACGACGAAGATTTTGCGGGGTTGGTTCATTTGAAAACGATTCGGCTGGCCAGCCAGTAGATAGGGTTCCAGAGGAATCGAGGGATCCAGCGAGGCTTCCGGCGGATGGAGCCCTTCAGGACTTGGAGAGTGGCTTCGTGAACTTGCCGGGCGCGGTCGAACTTTCTGCTCAAAGTGTAAGAAGATTCGACCCTACCAGCCTGGATAGAACTGGTATCAGCCTTTGTTCATCCTCACGCCGTCGCGGATGATGACCCTGGCACAATGCAATGCCGTTGTTTATGTCGTACCTTTTGTCGGGGTAGTCAGCCCATCGATAGATGTGGTGCGCCTCCAGGCGGCCTGAACAATGTTTGTCCTGCAAACGACAGGTTCTTCCGTCTCTCCTCTTCACGTTCTGCGCCCAAAGGATGTATGCAGGGTCATTCCGCTCGTTACTCACCTTGCGGACACCACCCTTCCAGAATCTGTGAATGCCAAGCACAACGAGTCGCTTTTGCCCTTCGCTCATGTTAGCTCTACCCTGAGCACTGACTTTCCAGTGCTTACCAAGCGCGCTCTTGTTGCCGAGGTGAGAGTTCACAAGTTTCTGTCTCGTTTTAGCCGAAATCGTCGTTCCGATCTGGCCAGCGAACTTACAAGCTCGATCACAGAACCGCGTTTTGTAGTCTTGGCGTGGATACTCGAGAAAGACTTTGCCGCACGCACCGCATGTAATCTGAATTCTACTCATAGCTTCAGCGTAGAAGGTCTGGAGGAATCGTCAAGGTAGGGTTAAGGGGAATGTCGGCTAACTTTGACCGTCAAAGGAAAGTGTAGTATAATAACTATATTCTGATAATAGGAGGGTGACAAAAAAACATGTTCTATGGTGATCAGTTGGACAACTTCGGGGAAGAAGTGAAAGAGAGAGTGTTGGCCGAGCTAATGCGCCGTGGCGAGAGCGCCGACGATTTCTATTCAATCGGGCATGATACAAAGCGTATTGGCCAGCCTGTTAGGGTAGTGATCAAGCCGCGTGGCGGGGAGAAGCGTGAATATCTGTTCTTACGAGAGGAGCGGATGATGTTGGGAGATCGAGTGCAAGAGGCTTTGGCACAAGCTTATTTGTAGTTTCGGGGATTGCGAGGAGGCTCAGGCAGCCGCCGAACAGTTCCACTCCTCGCACTTCGACGCGAAGCCCGGACAGTCTCGGTAGTGCTTCGCGTACTCTGCCTCCTGGATGTCCCGGTGGCATCGTTTGCAGTGGGTGAAGGGAGGGTCTTCCGGGCCGTCCGGGAACTCGAGTCCTTCCGCCGCGAGCTTCTGTTGATGCTCCTTCTGCCAGTTGGAGAGTTGGGATTCCGGGCGTTCGATCATGGGCGGATTAGGCGTGTAAGTGCTTGCCGACTGTTTCAAGGTGAGGACATTCGGTATCGTGGCAAGGATAGGGTTTTCGGCCTTCCTTTTTCCCGGCCTCCCATGCTTCGGTGAGGACTTGGCGGAGGGTAGCGACGCTCATCCCGCAGAGGGCGCAGATGTCTCCGGCGCGGCCCGGTGTGTGAACCGTCATGCACTTCTTGAGCGCGACGGCATAGGGTTCGATGAGCTTGTTGATGAATTGGTCTTTGGTCATGGGATGGTATTGATTGCTTGTTCGACCTCCTCGAGCGACCGCGCGAGCACATACACGCCGCCTGCCATTCGGAGCATCGCTTCGAAGTCGCGCTGGGACGACGTCTGATGCCCGCGCGGGGCCTTGACCTCGATGCCAACGTACGTGCCTTTCACGACGGCCACGATGTCCGGCGCGCCCACCGCTCCGAACCTCACGAAGCGGGTGCCTTCCTTGAACGCGCCGGAGTTCTGCCGGTAGTGGAAGATACGCTTGGCGTCGAGCCAATCGAGGATGAGGCGCTGGATCTCCGATTCCTTTTGCGGTAGTTGCGATGACATTTCGCCGAATTGATTGGTTGGCTTTACTGCTCCTCCTTTACCCAGTACTCGTTGACTTTGCTAAGCGGTACGTGGAGCTTCACGGCCACGGCCATGGACCCCATCCCTTCGTCTTTCAGCTCCTGGATGCGCTCGGCAAGTTCGGCGGCTGTGTCAGGGTCGTCGGGGTCATCCGAAGTATCGGGTTCGGTGCGCGGCTTCTTCGCAGGAGCCTTGGCGTGATTCGGATGGCGGGTTGTGGGACAGGTAACGACGGTGTGGCCCGGTTGCCCACATCCGCTGCACTTGCGAGTAGAAGAGCTGGGCCTAGTCTTCGTCGCCGGCGAGACGTGAGTGTCTCTCAGGGTCGGAGAGTTGTCGGACGAATAGGCGGCGAGGAGAGCGTCTATCGCGTCGATCTTCTGCTGCAGGAGGTCCTTCTCCTCTTCAACAGTTTCGAGCAAATCGGATGTTTTGATTCTCATGGTGGGAAGAGGCCGGCCGAATACCGGCCCCGGTGAATGTTGCTGACCTAGTTCGGCTCGCCGAAGTCGTCGGAGCCTGCCGGAGCGCCGGGGGCGCGGAGGCGGACCGCATCGACCTCGCGGCCGGTCTGCGGGTTCTCGACCTGGCGGATGACGACCATCATCTCCTTGCCTACCCACGCATCGCTGTTCGTGCCGTAAGCATCGGAGATCGCCGTGAAGTTCTTCTTGTTCAGCGAGAACTTCTTCTCGGCCACGACCTTTATCGTTCCCTTCGGGATGATGCCGACCGTGAACACCCAGTTCTTTTCCTTGTCCTGTTCACCTGCATCAAGGAAACGGATGTTGTCGCCCTCGTGGACGTTGTTGTTCGCCTTCAGCCAATCGCTGTCGAACTTAATATCGGGCATGTGTTTCTATGCTGATTGTTGGTTTGTTTGGACGACCTTTGGGATGGATGTCATGTGGTGAAGATGGGGAGCTTCTCGGTTCGGTCCACGGGTTTCGTCGGGCGCGGCGGCACATAGTCGTAGTACGTCTCGAACTCGGGGAGCTCACGCTTGTACTCAAGGATGTGGACGCGCTTCTCACCAGGCAGGTCAGCATGCAGCGGGTGGCCCCGGAAGGTGTAGACCATCTTCGGGATGGCGATCGTCCCGTTCAGGAAGTCGTTGCCTCTCGCCGTGAGGAGCCATAGGCCGGAGCGGGAGTTTTCCTTGTTCGCATGGACGGCGAGGCCGAACATGCGGAGCTTGGCGAAGTTTGTCACTTGGTCGAAGGAGAGCGGAAAGGGGCTCTCACGGTTCAGGTCCTTTCGAAGATGGATGCTGTTCCGGCCGTAGTGCCGGACGGCAGCGCGGAACTTCAAGAGTGCGTCCACATACAGCGCGGTCATCGAGTGGGCCGAGATGGTCTTCAGGTACGGCTGGAGCACGCGGATGAGCTGCCAGGCATTTGCGTCCTTCGTCGTGCCGGTGAGACGCGCGGTCATCATGACCTGGTGGATTTCCTCGCCTACCTGTTTTCGGAAGGGCTCGGGGATCATGGGAGCGAGGTCCAGAATTGGTTTAGATCGCCGCCACTCAGCTTCACCTCGAAGTAGCGGAGGGCCAACGTGAGCCATCCTGGGTGTACGCCAAGCCGCTCAAAGTTGATGTCGCCGAACTTACTGATGTCGCTCCACCTCCGCGCCTTACCGAGCGCCTGCCAGAAGGCGGGGTCGGTGAAAAGACAATCAAGCGACCAAAAGGGATGCTCATGTTCTCTAAGGTCGCCCGTCACATCTTCTGTGAACCTGTAATACATCTTCACATCGTATGGGCGATACCCCGCCTCTACCGCCTGCTTGATGGCGTCTTGTTCGTTCGAGATTTTGGTCATCCGGCTTTCTTGGTAGATTTCGCTGCGGCCTTTTGAGGGATGAGTCTAAGCACTCGTATGGTCTTTGGAAGCGGCGGAAGAACCATTGGGTCCGGAACTTCCTCGTACTTGGCGACGAGGTTCAGGTGTTGGACAACCGCGTTAAGCTTGTCGCTCATCTCTTTCGCGTACCACGTGGGGATTGATGTCTCGGCTAGATTGCCCAGGCGGCGCACGATGTCGTCCATATATTCGCGGTGCGTCGTGAAAGGAAAAGGTGCAGACCCGCACGAACACGGGGCCGGCACATCAAGCCACTTGCGACAGCGTTCTCTTAATCCCGCAGTAAGTTTCATGCCGCTTTGCGTGATGGTTTCGCGGCCTTCGGAGCCGTTTCGGCGTCTTCATCTATCTGAATCGGCGTGGTACCGGATGCCCTGTCGCCCGGCTGGGGCAAGTCTAGCTTCACGGAGAACGGCAGGTCCTTCTGTGATGGCTTCTGCCCGGCGGTTTCGTGCGTCCAGATTTGCTTCGCGGCCAGGAAGAGCGGGTACACATCCTCGATTTCGGTGAACTTGAACTTCTGAATCTTGTTGCGTGCGTAGCCCACTTGAAGAATGGCGAGGCGCTGTACGTCCTCCTGGCCTTCGGAGTGCTTGTAGGCCGACACCTGCAGCTCGTGCTCGGGCCAGACATCCTTCGATGACTTCACATCGATGAGCCAGACCTCGCCGTCGATGCGGCACTTCAGGTCCACGGTCCCTGCGTAGCCTTCAGCGGTGTTCCAGACGGTGTACTCGAAGCCCAGGATTTCCGGCTTCACCTTCTCGAACCATTCGGCGTAGGAGAGGACGGCTTCGTACTCCTCGGCGGTGAGTTCCTCGGCCTGGCCGGATTCGCCAACCGGATACTTCGAGTCGATCTCGACGGCGTTTCCGGCGTGAAGGTCGGCGATGGCAAGGTGAATCTTCGAGCCCTTGTCGCCGGCGGCGTTCTTCAGCGCTTGGGATTCATCCCAGCCGGTGTTCGCGAGCCACTTGTAGAACCCGATGGACTTCGGGTAGTGGCCGCATATCCAGGTCACGGACGGGACGAATGAATAGGTCGGGAGCTTGGTAACAGGGTCGTCTTCGGGTCGCGCGTACCAGCGCTCGTCGTAGGTCGTAATCTGGACGATGCCTTTCGCGTCGTCCACTTTTCGGATTTGTTTGTTCATGTGAGCGGAACTTAGAAAGGGACTTCCTCTCTGGTTGATGTGGTGGCGGCTTTTACGATGCCAGCGACGATTGTCTGAAACTGCTCCTCGGTGAGGCCGACTTGCAACTCAAACTTCTTGCGGTCGCAATACTCTCCTTGGGTCTCGGACACCTCGATTTTGAAGATGTGCATGTGGGTGATTTTGTAATTCGCCGGAGGGGAAGAAACTTCGCAGAAACTTCCGTCATCGGGGTACACGATTCCGATGTCCAGCCCCCGGCGAATGCGAACTTTTTTCGACTGGTTAATTTGACTGATGCGGGAAAGAGCTAATCGTCAGGTCCGTCGCCGTCGTGCTCTTTGGTGCAGTGGCAGGGGACAATTTTGTCTACGTCTTCTTCGTATATTACAGTTTTGTAGACTAGTCCTGTTCCGGCGCAATCGGGGCAATTCTCGGAGGGGCTCATCGGACGAAGAGAAGTGCCGCGATGACACCGATGAGAGCACAGAAGCCGATGAAGGCGAGGATGGTCTCTAGGGGCGATTCGCGGTAGTCCCAGCAGATCTCGTCGAAGATAAACTCCATCTCCTTGTCCGTGTTCTTGCCGATGTGGTTGATGTTCATGTGCAGGGCTTGGTTGATTTGCGACCTTTAGTCTTCCGGGATGGCTTGGGAGGGAGAGGAGAGAATTCGAGGTTGTTTGAGCCGATTCGTTCCGTCATTTTTCGGGAAAACAGCTTGAGTTCGCCTGTTCTCTGGTTCATGAAAACGACAGCAGGTATTTGCCTCGCGCCTTCGGCCAGCATGTCTTCCTCATGGATAGCGAAGTTGCGCCGGAAAACTTGCCAATTATCTTTCGGTCTGTTCATTGGGAGAGGGTTGGTTTGGTGGCTTAGGAAGGGAGGGGGTTAGGATTCGTCCTCGGAAGGGATGAGGAAGTGTCGGGGGATTTCCTGGAATACTTGGAAGTAATTGGCTCCGAGTTTCTTTCCTTTCTTCCGCGCGGCTTCGAGCAATCTGCCGTCAGTAACATTCGCGGCGCGGTAGGTCATTTGTTCGCGGAGAGCCCACCCGGCGGCGGTGTAAAACGAGATGTACCAAGTTTTCTTTGCTTCGGTCATTTCAGTAGTGATGCGAGGAACTCAATGGTCTCCGGGGATTGCTTGGAGGGAAGCGAGGTCTTTCCGCGCGGTTTCAAGCTGTTCGCGGAAGTAGAGCGCGTCACCTTCGTTTGGCGGGTCTAGGAGGGCTTCTTCCAAGCCTTCAATCTTGTCCTGTAGTCTCTGCCGGATGAGGTCTAGGGGGGGCATGGGAGTTCAATGAGCTTGTTCTCGATGATGTCGACGAGCATCTTCGCGCGAGCGTCCGCTTCGGTCCATGCAGAGAATCGAATCGAGTAGTCGTAGACACTTTCCTCGCAGACCCATGTGGTTGTGGCTTGCCCATCTTGGAGTGCGTGCCAGTGGGAGGAGTAGTGTTGCGGCAGCATCTCCCCGAGTTCCGCGACGGTGAGGGCGGAAAAGATAGGATTCTCGGAGTTTTCGAGTTGGTGTTTGCAGCGGACTTCGGAGATGGTGCCAGTGCGGTAGGTCCACCAGTAGAACTCGCTCTCCTGCTTCACGCCCAGCTCCTTCAACCTCTTGGCGAGATCGAGAGAGCAGACTTGTTTTTCGAGGGGTAGAGACATTGAGGTAGGTTCTTCGATGGTGGCGCGGGAGGGAGCGGACCGCTGGCCCTGGGGAGATGCGCTGGTGCCGCCGAACCTTCCTTCTGTTCTACCCGCGCCATCAAATGGGCGTGGGGTGGGAGTCGAACCCACAAGGCGGAGGAATTGGCCATTTCCTGACCCGCGCGGCGTCATCAGCGCACCTTCGCGGCGAGCGAGAGCATGTCCCTCGTGCGGGCGTTCTCCCTATTCCCCTGGGGGAAGCTGGAGAAAATTGCCGGGGCCGGACAGCCTATTCGGACCCCACCCGCATACCGCGCCACCGATCCAATGAACTCCTTAACAATAGCGCCGTGGTGGATTAAGTCAAACGGCAAACTGTGGATAAA